ATGGCTGGCGTGTGACGTTGGCTGCCGCAACCAGTGCCGGGATGGATGCCAGTCCGAACTGGTACTTCCAAGCGTTGCTGACTGCGATCAGCGATGGTGCAGTCACCGAGTACAGCCGGGGTCAGATTGAGGTTCAGGCGTCGCTGGCCTATTCGGGAACGCCTGCTGCATTTGATGGGCGGACGCAAGCGCAGAAGGATCTGGATGCTGTTCAGGCTGCTATTCGGTCGTTGATGACTGGTGGCGCGACGCAGGAATATAGGATTGGCAATCGATCGTTGAAGCGGTACGACCTGACGGAATTGCTTGCGTTGGAATCAAGGTTAAAAGCAGTTGTAGCACGCGAGAATAAGGCGAAGTTGATCGCATCGGGCCTGGGCGATCCGAACAATCTTTACGTCCGCTTCAACCAAGGCTGATGGGCATCCGTACTGCGATTTTGCAACGCTTCGGTCTTCAGCCGATTCCGAAGGCGCTACCTGCGCCGAGGCGCCGTAATTATGCGGGCGCAATGATCAGCCGCCTAACCAGCGACTGGATGGCGACGCAAGCCAGTGCTGACGCCGAGATTCGCACTAGTTTGCGGAAGCTGCGTGACCGCAGCCGCGAGATGGTGCGGAATAATCCGTATGCCAAGCAGGCAAAGCGGACGACACAGATCAATGTTGTCGGCGCTGGCATCAAGATTCAGTCGCAGGTTGCAGCGCTACGCGGCAACAGGCGCGATGAGCGGACCAATGCGCTGATCGAAAGCAAGTGGGCATCGTGGTGTCGCGCTCAGCATTGTGACGTTTCAGGGCGCCATAGCTTCCACGTAATGGAGTGGTTGGCTGTTGGCGCCCTACCTGAATCAGGTGAGGCTCTGTTCAGGATCGTTCGCCGGCCGTTCGGGGGCAGTCGAGTGCCATTGGCGCTCCAGATGCTTGAGGCTGATTACCTGGACGAGGAGTATCAAGGCCCAACCCTCGCCCAGGGGAACGAATGGCGGATGGGCGTGGAAGTTAACGAATGGGGCCGCCCTGTGCGGTACGCCTTCCTCACGCGCCACCCAGGTGACTACTGGTTCCAGAATGCCCCGCAGCGAAATGAAAAGCATGTCTTCCTGCCTGCGGAAGATGTGATCCACTTGTTTATTCCTGAAAGGCCGCAGCAACATCGTGGCGTACCGTGGTTCCACCCTGTGATGGCAGACGCTCATCAGCTTCAGGGGTATGAAGAAGCGGCGGTGATTAGAGCGCGCGCTGGCGCCAGCGTAATGGGCTTTATTACTAATCAAGAGGGTGAACTTACTGCGGATGATATTGAAAATGAGCGCAGGATTAGCGAGTTTGAACCTGGCATGTTCAAGTATCTGATGCCGGGTGAGAATGTAACTGTTCCCGATATTGATTCGCCTGATCAGCAGTATGAAATGTTTGTTCGCAATAAGGTGCGCCGGTTTGCGAGTGGTTTTGGTTGTTCGTATGAGACGCTGAGCCGCGACTTTAGCGATACGAATTATTCGAGCAGCAGGTTGTCGTTGCTTGAAGATCGCGAGCACTGGAAGGTTGTGCAGTCGTATTTGATCGAGCACTTCCATATGCGAGTGTTCCGTGAGTGGTTGGCGCTGGCGGTGCTGTCGGGCGAGCTGCCGTTTGACGATTTTGAGACTCGCCCTGAGCGTTACGACACACCGCGTTGGATGGCGCGTGGTTGGGATTGGGTGGATCCGCTGAAGGAGGTGAAGGCTTACCGCGAGATGGAGCAGGCGGGGTATATGACCAAGGCGCAGATTGTGGCGAAGCTTGGTGGTGACTTTGATGAGAACCTGGCTGAGTTGGCCAGGGAGCAGGCGGCGGCTGAGCGCTTGGGCGTTGAGCTTGACCGGGACATCGTGGAGCAACCGATGCTGCCAGCAGATGAGCCGATGCCTGCAGAGGAAGCTGCGCCCGCCCCGACCCGTAGCCGGAGGAAGAAGTAATGAGCGCTAAGCCGACTGATGGAATGAAAGAAGAGGCGCGGCGTTATCGCGCTTGGAAGGGGGAGGGCCGCAAAGGTGGCACTGATGTTGCAGCTAGGCGTGCTGGTCAGATTTTGAGCGGCGAAGAGCTGAGCGATGAAACTATCCGCACGATGAGTGCATGGTTTGCTCGCCATGAAGTGGACAAGCAGGCCGAGGGATTTAGCCCTGGTGAGGAAGGGTATCCGTCTCCCGGAAGGGTTGCATGGGCAGCCTGGGGAGGCGACCCAGGTAAAACATGGAGTGATGCACTTGTGGCTCGTATGGAATCTGACCGTGAGTTGACTATGGATGAGGCGCTTGAAATGGCGCGTCCTTATCCGAATGAACATGCAGCAAGACTGCGTGATCCTGAGCAGTACGACCGCTTCCGTCGCCGTAATGATGCAGGCGGCGAAGGGGTTGACTTTATTTTTGGGATCAAAGAGGGCGAGGACGGCGCCGAGTTGCAGGCAATTCGTTTTCGACTGAGCGAGTTCACCGCTGCTGAGGCTCGTGCGTGGCTGAGCGAGCGTGATTATGAACCGCTTGAATTTGAAGAAGCAACAGGTGAGCGCTCTAAAGTAGAGCAAATTGAGGCTGAACCTGTGACAGCAGAACGTGCTGCTCCTGATGCATTGAAGGAGGGCGATTTTGTTTCTTGGGATAGTTCAGGCGGTCGCGCTCGTGGTCGTATTGAGCATGTGATGCGCGAAGGCACGCTTGGTGTTCCTGGCACTGAATTCAGCATTGATGCCAGTGAAGAGGATCCGGCTGCTCTGATTCGCATTTATCGCGAAGGTGATGCGACTGAGACGATGGTTGGCCATCGCTTTAGCACGTTGACCAAGATTGAGCCGATTGGCGATCGTGCGCTTGAGGGCAAATATCAACGCACCGAGAGCGTTCAGTTCCGTGCTGTTGATGATCGGAGCTTTGAGTTTCCGTTCAGCTCTGAGTATCCGGTGATGCGGTACTTCGGTAATGAGGTGCTGAGTCACGAAATGGAAGCGGCCGATCTTGGTCGACTGAATGATGGCGCGCCTTTGCTGTTCAACCACGATCCTGATCGTGTTGTTGGTGTTGTAGAGCGTGCTTGGGTTGACGGAGAGAAGAAGCGCGGCTACGCCAAGGTGCGTTTTTCGCGTAATAGCTTCGCTCAGGAAATCCTTGCTGATGTCCGCGATAATATTTTGCGCGGCATCAGCTTCGGTTATTCCATCGACAAGATGGAAGAACGAGGCGGTGACTTCGTGGCTACCAGATGGTCGCCTTATGAAGTCAGCGTGGTCTCTATACCTGCTGATCCTACGATTGGAATTGGCAGGTCTCTAAATGATGAGACCGTGATTCAAGCGGCCCCCGCCGCATCACCAACACCTGAACCCGAAATGGAAAACACTCCAGATCTGGAGGTGATCCGGTCCAAGGCCGCAGAGGCCGAGCGTACCCGTATCGCCGCTATCAATGCACTGGGCGAAAAGCACCAGATGCAAGACCTGGCTCGTGAGCTTGTCGAAGGTGGTCGCACCCTCGACGAGGCTCGCGCTGCCGTCCTCGAAAAACTCGGCTCTCAACCCATGGAAGAACCCATCCGTTCTGCCGACATCACTTCTAATGATGTCGGCCTCTCCGATAAGGAGACTCGCTCTTTCAGCTTTGCTCGTGCGCTGAACTATCTGGCTAACCCCAGTGATGCTTCTGCCCGTCGCGCTGCTGAGTTTGAAATCGAAGTCGGCAAGGCTGCTGCTCAGAAGTATGAGCGTGCCAGCAACGGCATCGTGATCCCCAACGAAGTGCTTCGTCGCGATCTGGTGGTGGGCACCCCCACTGCTGGTGGCAACCTTGTTGCTGATGAGCTGTTGGCTGGTTCGTTCATCGACCTGCTGCGCAATCGTCTTGCACTGGCTCAAGCTGGCGTGACCATGCTGACCGGCCTGCAAGGCAACATCAGCATCCCTCGTCAGACCTCCGCTGCTACTGCCTATTGGGTGGGTGAGAACGGCAGCCCGACCGAAAGCCAGCAGGCAATCGATCAGGTCAACATGACCCCCAAGACTGTGGGTGCTTATGTCGATTACAGCCGTCGTCTGCTGCTTCAGTCCTCGATCGATGTTGAGGGCATGATCCGTAACGATCTGGCTCGCGTAATTGCTCTTGAGCTTGACCGCGCTGCTATCTACGGCACCGGCTCTAGCAACCAGCCCCTGGGTCTGACCAACACCACCGGCATTGGCAGCCAGACCATCACCACCTACGGCACCTTCGAGGAGTACATCGGCATGGAGACCGATGTTGCTTCTGCTAACGCTGATGCCGGCAGCCTGCGTTACATCATCAACGCTGCTGCTCGTGGTGCGCTGAAATCGACCGCCAAGTCCAGCTCTGCTGTGGCTGCTGGCTTCGTGTTCGAGGATGGCGAGATCAACGGTTACCCCGTGATCGTGTCCAACCAGCTTGCCAACAACGATGCTCTGTTCGGCGACTTCTCCATGATGATCATGGGTATGTGGTCTGGTCTGGATCTGACTGTTGATCCTTACGCTGGTGCTACTGCTGGCACCGTCCGCGTGATTGCCCTGCAGGACGTGGATGTGGCTGTGAAGCAGCCTGGTGCCTTCTGCCTCGGTACTTGATCATGAGGGTCGAGATCCTGCGTCAAGTCATGGTCTCGGGGGAGTCGGTTCCGGCCGGCTCCTTTATTGAGGTCAGTGAAGCTGACGCAAATTTATTGGTTGGTGGCGGCAAAGCTGTTTTTGCACCTGCCGTTGAGAAGCCCGCACCTGTCGAGGTGACGGAAGAAGTTAAGCCTGAGCCGGTCAAGCCCGCGCGCAAGGCACGCACCTACGCCCCTAAGGAGGACTAATCATGGCCATTCTTTCCACTGGTCTGGAGAAGCTCAGCCACTTTGCGCTGGCTCCTACCGCTTCCCGTACTACCGCTCTGAGCGGTACTGCTGTCGACATGAACGATTACGAGGGCGACCTTGTGATCATTCTTGATGTTGAGAACGGTGGTACGTCGACCTTGGATGTCAAAATTCAGTCGAGCGACACCGAAGGTGGCAGCTACACGGATGTGACCACCGTATTCAATCTTGACGGCACCGAGCAAGCCTCTGCCGCTGTTGCATTTGCTCAGGTGAGCACCACTGCTGACAAGCAGTATCTGGTGTTCCCCAAGGGTGCTGCCAAGCGCTGGATCAAAGCTGTCTCGACCGTAGACAGCTCCACCCATACCTATTCCATCAACGGTGTTGGCGTGAAGAAGTACGCTTGATAGCGGATGACGACGGGTCCTCAGGTTGCATTGGTGACCTGAGGCTTTTTTTTGGTTATGATTGCTGAAGCGGCTGCCATCTAATGCCATTCGGATACGACAGCTCTTTTGATACCGCAAGCCTTGAGGCGCTGACGGCTCCTGGTGTCACGGCAGCACAGAAGAGTACTGGAGCAAATTTAAGTTTTCAGGTCACTGTTGCGGATATTGGAACCAACGTTGTTATTCGTTTTGAGGGCAGCGTTGATGGTGATAGTTATTTTAATTTAGCGGCAAATCAAGTTGATTATACGATCACAGCAAATGGTACATATGGATACGTTTTGTTTGCTCCGGTTCAATTTGTGCGCGTTCGGCTCGTGAGTTTAAGTGGTGGCACTCCCTCTGTCGCGACTGTGCTTG